CGTGGAGAACACCAGAAGGGTTATTTTAAAGTGGTTATCCTTCAACACTAGCACCTCAGCGAGCGACTATACAAAGTCGCGTCCCGGGTATGGTAGGCATCTCCTAACCTACGCCTCAATCGCGCTGCGTTGCGCCATCAGAACAAGTTTGTTCTGAATCTGAGCTCCTCTGGACCGCTTGACGGTAACCACGCGCTGTCTGCGGTGAACAACGGTATTGCCGTTCTAGCGCCGCGACCGTTACCAAAGGGTCCAGTACCGTACCCATCTGATGCAGCCTCTCCTGTGCAAGCCGCGAATTAACAGCTATGTCCTCCTGAAACCGCTCAACGTGTGCAACTTGCTCCGACACAGCCGGATCATTTGACACGTTGACGGGTGGCTGATTCAGCCTGAGCAGAAGCTCGAGGCGGTTAATCCGAACCATCAATTCATCGACTGTCGGGTTATCCACACTAGCGGGCTTCTGATGAATGGGTTTGAAACTGACAACGTCAGGTGAACACCATTCCCCAGCCTTGGTATATTTAAGACAATTCGAGGTATCGGCGTCCCTAATGTACGCCGTTGCCTTATCGAACGTCTCAAACAACAACAACCCAGGAGTAGCATAACCCTGAACCACTGCGAAGTATGAGCAGTAATGTTGTACACTCGCTGAATCGTAGTAGGTAATCAGGGTTGTTCCGGTGGGCGTGTATACCAAACCCCTATGGGCAGAGGAGAATGGCACCATGGAACCGCCGGAATGCTGTTTTAACGTCAGGATAGTCGAATCAAAAGAAGAGTCGGAAGTTGTGAAAACATGTTCCCAACCAATATCCTGGCGTATCGTAGCCTCATCACTGCCTTGAGAATCTTCAAGGTCTGCTCCCTCAAACTGACAAGTCCAGTCGAGGTGTATGGAGGCTGAGATGGCTCCAGTAAAGCCTCCTATTTGGGATGCAACGGTCATGGAGATCAAGCCGTGTGTGCAATCTAAAGAAGGCCCGGAGGTGTCATACCACTTGCGTGGCATGAGACAAGGTATGTTCATACTAGCGGAGTTTGTCAACTTGACTTCTCGACTAGGAACAAGGGAGCTAACGCGTTTTAACACGTTGCCGGTTTTGTGAATGGTAGGATCAGGTGTCCACCCTATCACCACAGAACCGTAACAAAATGCGCTACCAGTCATAACTATCCTTACAGTAAGTTTGACCGGACGCCAACGCGCCCAACACTGCGCTACTTGTGAGAGACGTGTGTCTACCAGTCCTCTAGGATCTAGTAGCAAATTAACAAGGTTTCCTCCTTGTGTAGCACCACTGACGATATATGGCGTCGTTATCAGGTCAGTACCCGATAAGGTAACCACCTCAGTTCCAGCGATGCCACGGTTTACAACAGGACCACGCCGCCTCGCTGAGGCGACTTTGTGGACAGATGCATGATGCTGCTGACTAGCTGCGGCCGTCTTAAATTTGCGACCACAACTTGGACATGCGTGCTTCTTACCAACCATGTTTAACGTTCAAAAGTGAAGCGCGGTAAAACTTTAATTTCTAAA